ACAGGAACTGTTTCTTTTTTTGACACTGGAGGTTCTGCAAATTTGATAGTTCAATTAGCAAAATTAACTAGCAATGCAGGTGGAGTAGAGGGTGATTTAGCCAACGCAGTGACCAACGGAGCTACTATTAATTATGTATTGATTTAATTTTGTAAAATGGGAAAGTATCTAAATGCCTTTGTAATGGCCATAATTACATTTTTTTCTCCTATAGCGGGTTTATTATTAGCTGTAGGAGCTATGATTGCTCTAGATACTATATTGGGCATTACAAAAGCAATTAAACAAGAAGGATGGGAGTCTGTTACGTCAAGAAAAGCAAGTGTCATTATAAGTAAGTTTTTACTTTACCAGTTAACAGTAATAACATTCTTTATAATAGATTTTTATTTAATAAATGAATTTACAAAAATACATTATCAAAATAATTATTTATTAACGAAATTTATAACACTCTCTCTATGTTTTGTCGAGGCAAAAAGTATAGATGAAAACATAAAAGCTATCTTTGGCTTTTCAATTTGGACAAACCTAAAAGAAGTTTTAACTAGAACACAAGAGTTAAAGAAAACTACAAAAAAATAAAATTTAAATATGAATATTCAGTATTTAAGTTTTTTACCTGAACGGGGATTTTCTAATTATATTTATTATCTTAGAACAGATGGTAAGTATTATGGGTGGGATGCTAAAAATAGTAGATTCTATAATTTATCTACCCCTAATATAGACGATTTAGTAGGATTAAATTTTGATAACTTACAAGATGGAGATGTATTATCTTATGATAGTGCTACTCAAAAATGGATTAATAAAGCTTTTACAGTTACAAAATCTTACGGTTCTTGGAAAAATGAAGAAAGTCAATTTGCAGCCACTAACACTGAAGGATATGGAATTAAATTTAACACACTAGATATTTCAGAACAAGGGATTAATATAGAAGCTGATTTATTAGGAAATAAAACTCTTATTAAATTTTTAAATCCTGGAACATATAATATACAGTTTAGTTGTCAATTTGAAAATTTAAGTACACAAATTAACGATGTGTCTATTTGGTTAAGAAAAAATGGACAAGATGCTTCTGCTGATGTAATAGGAACTGCTCGTTATATAACAATACCCGCTAAATATGATGAGATAATTGGTCGTACTACAGTGTCATTTAACTATTTTGCAGAAGCTATTGCAGACGATTATTTTCAACTTGTATGGGCAACAACAAACTCTGAAGTTATAAGTATGAAATCTTATGAAGCAGTTAGCCCTACACCTAGTTCTTATTCATCAATATTAACAGTGAATCAAATAAATTAAAAACCTTAAAATATAAAACTATGAAATTCCTAAGAGAAATGTTTAGCGATGACAACTCAATTAATGAGAAATCTGTCATTGGATTCCTAGCCTTTATTATGATGTCCTTATTTGCAATTGTAGATATTGTTACAGGATATTTAGGCAAAGAACTTGTTGTAAATGAATTTATATTCAATGCTTTTGAAGTGTTAGTGTTGGGTTCATTTGGTATTGCAGCTACAGAAAAAATTACAAGTATTATAAAATCTAATAAAACCGAAGAAAATGAGTCTGAGTAAATTACAAGAAAAAATTGGGGTAACAGCTGACGGAGCGTTTGGCCCTGGAACATTGAAAGCTGCTATGGCTTTTTATGGTTTCACCCCTGCAAGAGCTGCGCACTTTTTTGCACAAACAGCACACGAGTCTGGAAACTTTAAAGCATTCTCTGAAAACTTAAACTATTCTGCTGATGGATTGGTAAAAATCTTTGGCAAATATTTTACAGCGGCCACTGCACCTAATTATGCAAGAAACCCTGAGAAAATTGCTAACAAAGTTTATTCTTCTAGAATGGGCAATGGTGATGAAGCTTCAGGAGATGGTTGGAAATTTAGAGGAAGAGGAGCACTTCAATTAACAGGTAAATCTAATTATCAAGCATTTGCTGATTATTTAGGTAAACCTGAGATTATGGAAAACCCTGATTTAGTTGCAGGTGAGCTTTCTTTTGAGTCTGCTAAATTCTTCTTTGATAAAAACAAGCTTTGGGATATATGTGATAAAGGTGTAACCAAAGAAACTATTTTAGCTCTAACTAAAAGAATAAATGGCGGAACTCACGGATTGACTGATAGAGAAGAAAAAACATTCAAATACTATACATACGTTAAATAATGAAATATTTATTTATAATTCTTATTATTTTACTAGGGGCTTACATGTGGATGTCAAAAGACACTATTGCCAAAGATGAAGCTATTATACAAAGATTAGAGGACAGTTTGTCTAGAAAAATCGACACATTGATAGTGGAAAGAGAGGTGGTGAAAGATCATTACATTAAATCCAAAGAGATTGTATATAAGATAAATGAAAGATATATTGCAGGCAAAGATTCTGTTTGTGATAGCTTAGTAGTAGCTCTAAAAACATCCCTTACAAACTGTGATAAAGTGATAGTTAAATCAGACACTTTAATAAAAACTATGCTTGTTAGGGATACAGTTAGAGTGAAACACATACAATATTTGCAAGCAAGAAATAAATTTTCTTTAATAGCTGGACCTACGCTATCCTTTACTCCACAAGGGTTACAGCCTGGAGTTGGAATTGCTTTAGGGATAAAAATAAAATAATACTTGCAAATTAAAAATTTCTTTTTATATTTGCACTTTATAAGTTACTTTGGGAGAAGTCAGTTAGAAAGATATTTTTTTTGTGGATTTTCCACTTTAATTAGCCTAAGCCGACTTCTCCAATATGCTTAGGCTTTTTTCATTTTAAGCCTTATTGTAAATGAATCGTTGTATAGCTTGGGTATCCGATGACTAGTGGGCGTACAATTAAACTCTACACGGAGGATTGAAAAAAGGTATATTCCTACAATAAAGAGAAACGTGCTACAAAGAAGTGTAACGTGTAGGTGGCTGGATAGACAGTTAAATGACTTCAAGTGTAATGGCTCTATTGTCCAATTACACCTCTAACGATAGGCCGATAACTTGAAGCAGTTATTATCTATTTGAGAGCGTACAATGTCATTAAAACTGACAGGTACTATTCCTACGCTCTCTTCCTCCTGACCTCCTCCTTTAGCAGGTATTAATATAAAGTAATAAAAAGGATATAAGTGGGGGTACTTTTTATGGGGAAAAGCCTTTTTCAGATGGTTTCTTAAAGAAGAGAACAACTATTAAAACAAAGAATATTAAAATTTTTTTTTAGTTTTGTGAAATATATATTACCTTTGCAAGAAATTTTTAAAAATTATGCATAAACTATTACAAACCTTTCTTTCGTGGAGAGAAGAAAACAAAGACTATTTGAGGTCGAGACCTAATAGAGTATTATTGCAACGTAAACTTTACAAAGCAGGAATAGATGTAAATTTAGAAGAAGTTTCTGAATTAAAAAGATTGGCTAGGGAATATGACCAAGAGCAAAAAAACAGTCTTCATTATGAGACACAAATCACCAAACAGGCAGAAAGGATTTCTTTAGATGTCACAACAGCTAGAAACGTTTGGGTAAAGAGTAAGCCTGATGAAAATGGAATTAGTGCTTCTTTTTTGTGTAAAAATCCTTTATTTAATGAGCAAGGATTTGATTTTGAAGAGTTTAAGGAGAATTTGTTAAAAGATTTATCTGAGGTTAATACAGAAAAACTTCCTTTAACTGCTCCAAAAGAAGATGACACATTATTGGTATTTAGTTTACCTGATTTACATATAGGTAAGGTGCCAACAAAAGAAATTGAATTGGCTGTATATGCTGCTGTGAATAATTTATTCTCAAGGTTTAATTTTGAAAAGAATAAATATCATGTTTTATTCATCATGGGTAATGATTTATTGAACAGTGATTTTGAGTATAGAACAACAAAAGGAACTCCACAATTCGATGTTACAGAATATTATGAGTCTTTTGTAGATGCTATTAAAATTGTAAGAAATGTTATTGAAACAATTAAAGAGCACTGTACAGTGAGTGTAATAAATATCCCTGGTAATCACGACAGAAACAGAGGATTCTATCTAGGTGAAGTGATAAACGCTTATTATAATAATCTTGTAGACAATACAACAGATATAAGAAAATATTATAAGTTTGGAAAGACCTTGTTAGGATTTGACCATGGAGAGTTAAAAGCAGAAGAGTATCCATTGCTAATGGCAACAGAAAAGCCTCTTTTGTTTTCTGAAACTTTATACCATGAATGGTTCTTAGGCCATCTACACGGAGAACAGACAAAAGAAGTTAAAGGATTTAAGATGAGATATTTGCCATCTCTCACTCATCACAGAGATCAGTGGCATGTGCAAAAAGGATATGTAGGGAATAAAAGATGTGCAATGATTTACAAATATGATTTTAATCAAGGTTTGATAGGGTCAGAAGTTTATAATTTTTCATAATGACTAGGGAGCAATTTAATAGTTATTACCAAAGAGGTCAAATTACTGCAATGTTATATGACTTTTATAGTGAAAAAAATAGAAACCAAAAAATGTCTTTTAGGAAAGGAGACTTTGATATGTTTTTAAACAGCTGGATTATGTCAAACGGAGTGCCCCTACAAATGGGGTATTCTGCACTTGTAGATATAGTTGAAAAAACAATTAATGATTAAATTATGACGATAAGAGAAATTATTTCGGGTATTAGGGTGGTTATAGATAAGGGTAATCCATCCGATGACTCTCCATTTACAAACCAATATTTTTATCATTTGATGAAGATATACAGAGGGGTATTGTTAAATGAGAAGTTGAAAGACCCTACATATAATTATGTATTAAATCTTCAAACTCTTGAATGTATTGAATTAATAGCAACAGAAAAAAATGAATGTTGTGAGAAACTGCCTTCAGGATGTAAGTGGTTGAAATCTAAAACTAAGATTCCTAATACCATCAATGATTTAATTTATAAAGTTTACAATGATAGAGGAGATGCCTATACAAGAATAGCATCAGAATCTTCTAAGTCTTTTAAAAGATATGGCTTTGGTCAAACAAATGATTATAAGTATTTGATTAAGAATGGCTTCTTGTATGTTCCTGATTTAAATAGCCCTAAATGGGTTAAGATAGAAGGTTTATTTTATGACGATGCTGCTGTAAAATCACTTTGTGGGGATA